TGGAGAGTTCCAAGCACACTCGCAACTCGTACTTTCCGTCGCAAATCGTCGAACGTGTCTCCAGACCGGACAACAACTTCTGACAAGTTACAAAACTGGTTTGGTCGTAAGATAATTTCTGAGCAAGGATTTGTGCCAAAGTCCCATTCGCTATCTCGTCTACCGTTTTTCGCAGCCTGTTTCTGACTTGCCACTCGACTAAAGATACCTCGCTCTCCGCTTCTCGATTCATATAAACTCACCCATTCGTTTAAAAACGCCTCAAACTCTGGCTTCTCTGTGTAACATGCGCTGTTGTTTGCTAAGCCCCTTTGCGGCTCTTCGACCCACCACTGCCCGTGCTTCGCTCTTCGGAGTCTGTCGTCTGTGAGGTTGCTGAGGGAGATGAGGGCGCTTCGTCTAACCCCGCCGACAACCACGATCTGAGCGATTTTGCAGCATATGTCATGGCATTCAATAGACGATAGTTTTCGCCCAGCCGCCCGCTTAAAGACGTCAACTGTGAAGCGGAATAAGTCGACAAGTGGCTCGGGTCCGGAAGCTCTTCCGCCAAACGTTTTAAGTGTTGCTCCAGCTGGCCGCACTTTCGAGACATCCCATTCAGGGAGTTGACCGCTATAGAGTAGGCTAATGAGTTCTCGGTAGGCTTTTGCCCATCCGATTTTGCTGTCGACGACTGTGATTGTTGTTTCTGTTTCATGAAAATCCTCTGATACTGTTGGTAGTTTGGTTACGTATTGGCGCTCAACGGAAAACCCTACGCCTGTGCCACACATAAGTATATACATCATCTCATCGAACGCACGCGGATGGTCGATAGGCAAGTAACTGCAATTAAACCCTGCGACGTTGTCGCGGTCGAGTGCTTTACCCGCTGTCATCAGCGCACGCATCGACGGCATCACTTCTAAGTTGTGTATCGCATTGAATACGTCGTGATAGTCCTGGCCGATAAGCTGTCCACGCTCTTTGAAGTAGTCGCAGTAGCGTCTAACCGTCTCTTCCCACGTCTCACGTCGCTGCTTCTCTGGCAAGTAGCGTGCGTAGCGTGATTTGTGAATGTATGCTTGATAGTTGTCCATTATTTCTCCTTAGTTTTACAGTGCATTCTCTTCATACTCCGTCATCCGACCCGTGGTTGCCGAGTATAAAAGCGAACACGCCTTACCCGTCTCACCACTAAACCGATTCTTTAAGACACGTACGCGTGTCGTGTTACGTTCTGTCGTGTCATCCGCCTGGGCATTCCGCTCTAGCCCTATTACGATGTCACTGAGTTGTGCGATAGACGCGCTTCCACGTAATTGTGCTAACGAAGTCACCGCCCCTTCTTCATGCCCTTTACTCTCTGGCCGTTTAAGATGGCTAACAACAAACAGCGCTATCTCTGTCTCTTGCACTAGCGTCCTGAGTTTCGTCATCACTTCATCAATCGCCTTACGCTCGTCACCGTTCGACTGTGCGCTAACGATGATGGAGACGTGATCGAGAAACACGTAGCGGCAGTCCATCGCCTTCGCCATATAACGCACACGCGCAACGATGTTGTCTACATCAGAGCTACCAAAGTGATCGAACAAGAATATCTGACCATCACCTAAGACGTGATCGAAAGCACGCTTGCGCTCTTCTTCGGTGGCTTCTGTTGTGGGTAGGTGGAGCGGTTTGTCTACGGCTAAGCTCATCAGCGACAACGCTGTGCGCCTAACACTCTCTTCCATAAACATCAGCCCGATGGCATCACTCGTGTGCTGCTTAATCGAATACACAATTTCACGCAAAAACTGCGACTTACCCAGACCGCTACCCGCGCAAACAGTAACCAACTCCGCCGGACGTATGCCATACGTAATCTTATTCAAACCATCGAACGGGTAGTAGACATCAGCTGATTGTATCGGCGTGTTCACGACATCCCACAACACATCACCACACACGATGCCGTCCGGCGTAAACGTCTCCGCCTTCCAGAACATTGTGTTGAATGTCGAGCTGTCGTCTGCCTTCAGGTAGTCGCACGCATCCTTGTACCCTTTAACGTGACGCATGATCTTCGACTTACCGCCGAACAACTCTGCCACCTTACGCGCTGCTTGACGTCCTGGATCATCGTCGTCGAAGCACACGACCACACACTCAAACGAATCTAACCACTCGTACGACTGCTTACAATCGCGTAGCGCACCGGACGCACCACTACGCACACTAACAGCCGGATAACCACCCATCATTTGATACGCCGCCAATGCGTCTAATTCGCCCTCGCATACAACAACATACTTACCACCGGACGGGAACGCTTGCTGTCCAAACAAACCCGCTTCCGATATGACACCTTGAACACTGAATTGCTTGTCACCTGTCCGCGTCTTGGTTGCTATTGGCGCATCCGTTGTCAACGCTTCCGCTGTGTAATACGGGTAGACGTGTGTCTTGTTGTCAACGACAACGCCGTAGTGCTTAACCGTCTCTGGCGTAATACGGCGGTCGGGTATCGCCCTGGGCGTGTACGATGCTGACAGCTTGACACCCTTGTTATTCACGACAAGCTGCGGTTGGTTGGGTGTAGTCGGACTGTCGTCTACGCCTACGAATTCACGCTGCTCACAGCTGAAACAATGCCGCCAACCGTCAGAGTTGACGGCGGCGGCGTCACTACTATTACACTGTGGGCATGGTATGTGCGTCTTGACAAACTGAGTCATACAACCCCCTGGGAGAGCTTACCCGTTTGTCTTAACTCCGTTAACAACTCACGCATCCCCTCTGGCGTTGATGGCGTCTTGTATAGAGCATAATGCAGGATGTCTGACTCGATCAACTCTACTGTGTAGTCTACAGCGTAAGCATCACCATACTCTGTATCGTTAGCGTTTACGCTAACACTATCGTTTAAGTTATACATACTACAACCTCTTAAATTAACGTTGAAGGACGTTAACGTATTTATTTTATCATGAAAAACAGAATACGTCAACGTGAATAATTTACATTTCGTGTCTTGCGTCACGTTCAGCGATTAAATCATACTCAATCTGTTTAATCAAACCTCTGTCCACTTTAGCAAGTATAAAGCGCCCAACAGCTTCGACATCGTTGCTTTCAATAGCGTCTAAAAACCGCCGCCAGTGGTATGCAAACGCTTCACGATTTTGTTGCTGCTTGTCTGCTGTCTTGGCGTCTGGGTATGGTAGTGGTGTGTCGATGATGTCGTCGATTAAGTAGTCGACACCTTCGCAAACACTACGCCACTGTGTCGCGGACAACGACGCACGCTCGTGTGCAAAGTATTGCTTACGTGCTTCGTAACAACAATCAACATCATCCATAAATTCGATGTCGTCTGGAAAGTCTACAATAAACATAAATCACCTCTGTTTGTTTAAGTTGGTGAACGAAGTGGTCGAAGGTCGACACCAAACCACCCCGTTCTGGGTTGCACGTGGTACTAAATTAGCGCTTTCCGGTGGTAAGCAATACCTACCTAGCGGGTAGTAACCAAAGCGGTGTAAATCGAAGTTTGTTTCCGTAGAGAACACTTCGTCACACACGACACACTGACATTGTTTACCTGTTAACACTCGTCGCATAACACCCCCTCTATCTCATCGTCAACTAAACCGAGTAACGTCTCCGCCGCCTGGTTGCCACAATACGGGCACGCGTTCGTTGTCTCTAACTCATACTCAGTGAAAGTCAAGCTGCACACTTCACAATAAATTGTTTCTACATTCATAAACTCACCTATTAGCTAAATAAAACTGCTCTGCAAACCCTTGCGAGCACATAGACCGCAAAGCCATATCCGAGTCTATCATATCTACAGCCCATTTAAACTCCGGAATAAAAGCTGCGGCAGACTTATGCCACCAGACAATCGACGGTTTTCTGCCCTTACGCGCCCACAAATCAAGTTTGTTCGGTACGTCGTCCCAATTTTTATACAATGGCTCTGGCATAACAAAGTCACCCCACAACGCTGTGCGCTTCGTCCAGGGCGAACCATACTGCCAGGGCTGATAAGTCGCTTTCGGCTTTCCTAAATAGTTTTTAAGACTGCCCGCTGCGGGGTTCTCTATCACCCAAAACTTCGGCTTAACTTCGTCGATGATACGCAAACAATGCTCCACCAGGAACAGTCCTTCACTGTCGTCGATGGTGGCGCGGTGTTGGTTGACGTTACTAAACTTAGTGCAGACAGGGTTAGCGATTACGCCGTGAACCTCGCCTTCATAACTGAAGTTTTCGACACCGATGTCCGCACCCACTTTGATGACGTCAAAGCTAGGGTCTAGGTCGAAGTAGCGGCTATCGCTCCCGATGTCCGCGCATAAATGTAGTATTGTTTTTCGCATAGATTCACCAATCACACTTCGAACATAACAGTGTGTAGCAAACTTGCCCACACACCCCGAAAAAGATACCTAAACCAAAAATCGCAAACGATTTACCAAACTGTACGTCGAATACAGCGGCTGCACCCGCGACAAACGACAGGGCTGACGCTATCAAGAATAATAGCGCCAACAGCATCAAGACCACTTCTAAAACTCTAATCATTGTCTACACCTCTCCGTTTTCTGACACAAGCCTGGCAGTGGCCACACAAATCACAAAGAATGCATGGCGTTCGTTCATGATACGCTCCCGACTGCTGACAGAGTCGGCGCGTTCTAGCTTATCAGTCAGGCTGTTGTACGTGTCAACCCAAACACGTGGCCATGTGTTGCCGTTGTAGTCGGTGTCGTTGTATGACATACGTTTAATGTTTTCCATTGTTGTTCACTCCGTCGTTGTTAAAGACCGCTCACGCGGCCTTAGTGTATGGTGTATTTTTCTTAAGCTGCCATTTCTCTACAATCGGTTCGCCGTTGTCGTCTTCGTCGACAACGATATAGGCAACGGTTTGCAACACCCTCGCATAGCGATATCCAGTCATGCCGCAAACGCCGCCACCGCCAACCCAGACCTTGTGCGGCCATTCGTAAAAAGACGGCATATCAAGGTCGTCGTTGTCGCTGTACTCAAAATAATTCCCAGTATCATTTTCGATGAACATCCCGATTGTGTCTTCTGCATATGTATAAAATGCCATTGTTGTTC